AGCGACGACATAGAGCTGGACATCTACCTGCGGTGATTGATGGGTTGCACCTGTCCATGCTATCTCGTCTGGGTGGACAGGTGCAAGCCGTATAGGATGGCACAAAAAAAGCGCCCGCCCCCGAAGGGGCGGGCATGTGCGAGAAAGCAACTTCCGCACTTTGGCCGTTCTGGCATTGTAGCACTACCGAAGCTCCACGACCTCCACGCCGTACGCGACCGCGCAATCGTGCTCGATCCTGCACCCGCGCGCGTTCTGCCACCCTGGCGCGAACGCGGCCACGTCGGCGTGCGCCATCAGCTCGATGGACTTGCCCAAGAGCTCCAGCGGCCGCATCTGAGCCGCGCCGTCGTTGCGGAAGTGGTTCGGCACCTCCTGGCAGTCCTCGCCGCGCTCCGCGTACATGTCGGCGATCCGCGCGAAGGCATCGTCCCGCGCCGCCTTTATCTCGGCGTCGGACAGGCCGCGCATCGGCTGCGAGATGAAGACCTTTACCATTTCGCCACCTTGCCCTTGTTGAGCGCCCGTTGCAGCGCCTTGACCGTAATCGGCCCTATGATGCCGTCGGGCTCCACGCCCAGCTTGCGCTGTAGCGAGCGCTTGAGCGGCTTCGTGAACTTCAGCTCGTTGCCCACCTTGGCCTTCGGGCCTATCTTCGCGCGGAGCGCCTTGTACAGCGCGCCGTCGCGCTTGCCGTTGACCTTGGTGCCGAGCTGGCGCTTGAACTCCTTGGTCGTGAGCGGACCCCAGTCGCCGTCCACCTTGAGCTTCGCGAAGGCATCGCCACCAGCCGTGGTCTGCGTCGGCGAGGAAGCGGGCGCGGTGGTGTTGGCCTTGCCGTTGTAGTGGAGCGTGCAGCTCCACGGATAGTCGTAATACTCGTGGACGGAGGCTTCGAACCCGCTTTGGTCGCCGCGCTTATTGCCGTAGGCGCCCTTGTCGCCCCAGCAGAACTCCGACAGCATGTCCTTGCCGTACGGGCCGTCTCCACGCCCGCCGTCCTGGCATATCGCCGTGTGGTTGGCGTCGTTGAGGTACACGTCGCCGCGCACGGCGTAGGTGCTGGACGTGTCCCACACCTCGAACAGGCCAGACGCCTTGAACACCGAGCGCATGTTGTGCGTCGTCACGGCCCCGTCGAGCTTGCCCTCGTACTTCGTGCCCTGGAGCGCCATCTTCCAGGCGGTGATGACCGAGCTTGAGCAGTCGTAATCTCCACGGTTGAGCGTGTAGCTGCGGCCCTCGATGACCCACGTCACCTTGTCGGTGTTGGTGCCGTAGCGCTCCTCCCAGCTGTAACCGAAGCCGTCGTCGTCGCACATGCGCTGGTGGATTTTCGCGGCGACCTCCGCGCAGTTCACGAGCACCTTGTTGGCTGCGGTGGACGTGGTGGACACCGTTGCCGCGACCGTGGCCGCAGCCTTCGCCACCACGCCGCCCTTGACACTCATGGCCTTCCAGGCTTCCGCGTCTCCGTAGAAGCAGTCGAGGTCGAGGTCGGCGTTGTAGCCAGTGATGCGTCCGCAGGAGGTGTACTGGAAGATGGTCGGCTTGCTCCACGCTCCGAACGGGTTCGAGTCCGTCCAAATGTCGGCAGGCTTCTTGTAGCCAGTCCTGTTGTAGTTCGGGTACTGGGCCACCCAGAGCGGGTATCCAGCCTTCTTGACCGCGCTCCAATCGTAGGCGTTGCACGTGGACTTCGACATGTAGATGCCGGGCTTCACGCCCGTCTTGGCGTAGACCCTATCGAGCCACGCCTTGGCCCACTTCGGGCCCAAGATGAGCGCATTGGCTTCCCAGTCGAGATAGAGCGACGCCTTGCCGACGTACGACTTGACCTTGTTCACGAAGTGCTCCGCCTCGGCCTTCGCGGTGCCGCCGCAGCTGTCCTGCGCGAAGTGGTAGAAGCCGAGCAGCTTCTTGGAGTCGAGCGTCTGGTCTGCCCACTGCTTGTAGTACTCGTTGGTGTAGCCCGTGCCGCCCGTGGCCTTGACGATGACGAAGGTCGTGGTGGACAGCTTGGCTATGTTTATGCCAGCCTGCCAGGACGCGATGTCGATTCCGTTAAGCGTCATCGCCCTCACCGCCCAGCGTCGCCATGATCGGCGAGAGCACCGCCATCACGAGCGCCACCACGAGCGCCCTCTGCGTCGGGTCGAGGATGACCGCGCCCGCGATGAGGTCGATGTTCGCGACGATGACGCCCAAGATGCCCTGGACGATAGTGCGTGCGAGCCTGTACTTCCAATCGTTGCTGGTAAGGAACTTGTTCATGATTGCCTCCTTATTTCGAATGCCGTTCCAGATACTCGTCCACGTCGCAACCCACGAGTTCGTCCATGTGCTGCTTCGTCTGGTGGTTGCCGCCCTTGCTGCGGTAAATCTTGTAGGCGTCCAGCTTCTCGTCGATCGAGAAGTGCTCGTCGTAGATGCACATGCGGCTCGTCATGAGCATCAGGTCGTTCAAGTCCTTCCGAATCTGCGCGTTCTCGGCCTTGGCCTTCTCAGCCGCCTCTACGTCCTTGGCGCGGACGGTCTTGACCTTCGTGATGACCGCGCTGACGATTGCCGCCACGACGCTCGAAATCAGGGCCGTCACGACTGTTGCGATGAAAGGGTGCATCTATTCCTCCAAATTCTTAATGCCTACAGGTAGCAGATGCGTATGGTCAGGTTCGTGATTTTCGCGTTCGGCGCGCCCATGAGGTAGGCGTAGCTGCCGTTCGCGTACACCACCGGCACGACGGCTCCCGTGCTGGTCGTCCACTTCAGCGTGTTGACGGACACGAGCGTGCCGCCGTTCGCGAGGTGCGTCCGCACGTCGCTCGGCACCAGGCTGGTGATATCGACATAGCCGTTGCCGCCGATTGTCTTGGTGCCCACCGCCACGTCCACGTACCTGATGCCGTTGATTCGGGTGGCCGTCATGCGCTACGCCTCCTCGGTCTGCTCGGGTTCGGGTTCAGGCTCGGGTTCAGGCTCGGGCAGGTGCTCGTAGCTCTGGCACGCCAGCAGCCGCCCGTCCGCCTGCATGAGCGAGCAGGCGTGCATGGGCAGCGCGGACACCGCCGCGCCGGCCAGGACGCTGTGGTACTTCGCCTCCGCCTTGTTGCGCTCGTCGTACGCCCAGCAGGGCGTGGACATGGCTCCGTTCTCGAAGGTCTGGAACTCGACTACGACGTACTTCATCCGATCTCCTTCCTAGTTGTCGGTGCAGTAGTAAAGGCCGTTCGTGCCCTTGTCGTACACGAAGCAGGGACTTACCGGGTACGTTCCGCTGTAGCTCTCGGGATTCGTGTCGCTCCCGTTCACGCTGTCCCACACGAACAACGGGTAGCACTGCTCGCCCAGCACCTCGACGTGTCCGCTCCTGTCGATTGCGATGAGTCGGATGTTCGACTGGACGGACGGGAACGCCACGAACGTGTTCGTCCCGTCGTAGAACTCCACCTTGAAGTCATAGGCGGAATCGCCGATATCCGAAATCGTCACGGTCTCGTTTCCCGAGTTGCCGCTGAGCGTCACGGTCTTGGACGCCGACGAAGGGTACGATGCGCTCGAAGCCAGCTTCTTGTAAACCTTCAGCGTCCTCGTCGTGGTGCTCGCGTCGGTCGCCCAGATGACGGATATCGTCACGTCCTTGCCGTCCTCGTCCGCCGTGTCGCCCGTCGTGCGCTGCGCCGTTACCGAGAACGACGCGTTGACGCCGCGCGTCCATGTCCCTGCACGCTCGGCTGCGGTAAGTTCGGAAAAAGCCCTGTCCGTGGTAACAATGAAGCCGTTGGATGTGTTCCGGCAAGATTTTCCCGACGAGACGAAACCCGACCCGGAAGCGTTATCGTAGTTGTACGGAAGCCTGGTGTTTGAGCCGAACGTCACCCGAGACAGAGCGGCACATCCGGAGAACATATATTCAGCACTTTCAACCGCGCTCAGGTCGAGCGAGGACAGGTCGAGCGCGCTGAGTTTGCTGCAACCGTTGAAAAGGCAATACGTTCTTTTCAAACCGCGTAAGCTGCCTATGCCCGACACGTTGGCTAACTCACTGCACGCGTTGAACAGGTTGGATGCATCGCCCGTCTCGGTTGCGGATGAGCTTAATCCCTTCGTGTATATCCTTATCGTTCCAGAAAAAGCCGCCGAGGTAATCTGCTCTCTATAGTTGCGCCACGGGAGGTCGCTACCGTACATGGATATGAAACCTCTGAGCAAGTATCCACTGCTCCCGTTCGTCGGCGCTACGGTCAGCGCCCCCGCATCCGATATGCTCCACGTGCACGTGCCGCTCGTCCCGCTCGCAATCGTCATACGTTACCTCCTCAGGCCTATGACCAGCTTGCCGTCGCTGGCGTTTCGAATGCTGTAGTCGCCGATGTAGAACGCGTCCTCCACCTCTGAGTTGACGCTGTAGAACTTGTCGGTCGAGACGTACGCGACCGTTTCGCTCCCGTTGCGGAACGACAACGACGTTCCGTCGCCTACCTGGTGAAGCGCCGACTCGTCGCCGACTTTGTAGCCTTCCGCGCCGAAGCTCGCCATGCTCTCGCCGTCCACGAAGAACTCCGTGCTCGTCGCGGTCTGGTGCTGGTACGTCCCCGCCGTCTTCGACGTGGGCGAGTCGAAAATCTTGATGCCGTCGGCGTCGGCCTCGATGTAGTTCGTGGCGGTCTTGGCGGCATCGTCGAGCGTCGATTGCAGGTTCGACACCTGCCCGATGGTCAACGAGTTAGTCTCGATGTGCCCGCCGTCGATTACGGTCGTGCCACTGGAGCTCGCGAGGTCGGTGGTCAGCGCAGACACCGCGCCGCTCGCCGCGCCGCTCGCGTCGTAAGCGTTGTCCAGGCTATCCTGGCTCAACCGTCCGCTGCCCGTGAATATGGCCGCGCCCTCGATGTTCACGCGGGTCGCGTCAATCTTCACCGTGTCGGCGCTCGCGTTTATCTCGCTCGTCAGCGTGGCCTTGTTGGCCTTGAGCGTGAGCGATGCGTCCGTCTGCGCCTTGGTGTAGGTGTCGGCTGCGTTGGCCTTGAGGGCGATTTCGCCCGCCTGCTGCGTGATGGTGGACTCAGCCGTGGACACGCGCTCGGTCAGCGCGGACAGCTCTGCTCCCGTGCTTCCCTCGTTGTACGCCAGTCCAGCTTCGTAGCCCGCCGCCGTCCACCAGCTGCCGTCGATTACGGGCTGTATTTCCGCCTCGACGTGGACGGTTCCGTTGGGGAAGGTCGTGGGGAGGTCTATGTAGCCGAGGTCGATGGTGCGGGGTTCTGCCAGAGGGTAGTACACATCCGCGCCGTCGCTCAGGTCGCCCGTGGTGCTCCATGCGTCCGTGCCGACAGTGGCGCTCACGCCGTCCGTGGTTGCCGCGTCGGTGTACGCCACGAGCTTCTCAATCACTGCATGCCCACTCGCATCCACCGTCAGAACGTCCTCCGTACCGTCCGGCAGGGAGCACAGCTCCTCGCCCTTGAGGTTGAGGTAGCTCACGGACTCGCGGTAGGGTTCGTAGTCTGTCGCCGTGGTGCCCAACTCAAACTGCGCTTCGGTTGGTGTTTCGTCTCGCAGCGATAGACGCACGTATGCTGCGCCGCTTGGCACGGTAATCTGAGTGACCGTCGGCTCTAAATATGACAGGTAATTTTGCTCGTAATCGTAGAATACGTGCCCAGCTACGCCGCTCCACGCTTGCGAAACGCCTGAAAGCGTGTATGTTTTACCAGCGATAATGGGAATGAACCCGGTACAACTCCAACCATTAGACGTTGCAATATTGCCGCTAGTACGATTGATGTAACGTTTAGCTTGCACTTGCGCGGGGTCTAGCAGGTTCTTCCCTGTCGCTATCGCGGCGATGTGCCCGTATGGAACGTAGTCATGCATGACAGAGCCGCGTTCGAGCATCGCAACGCCGTCGTTGTACATGCGCCCGCTGATGCGGATGTAGGACACGCCACTTGGGACTGTAATCGTGTAAACGGCATATTGCGGCAACCCGGTGTTCGCGCCAGCCTTTTGCGACGGCCTGCCGCCGCCGTAATAAGCCTTGTTGCTGTTGTAGAACGTATATGCCATCCACAAATACTCGTCGGAGCCGAGCGTTGGCGTGACCCAAACTTGAAACACGAGCTTTTCCCCTGGAATGACTGGTATGAAGTCGCTCGTGCTCTCTTTTCTAACCGAGCTTGCGGCGTTGATGTTTCCCGTGCTTCCGTCGATATAGCCGCTCTGGAAATAAATGTCTGCGATGTTCCTCGACCTCACCGCCTGGATATGCACAGGGGCATCGGGTGTCGGCGTGCCGTCCTGCACACTCTCGCCGTAGGCGGTCAGCGACAGCAGCGGCAGCTCCGCCGCATCCTCGGTGACAATCTCGCGCTTGTCAGAATCGGATGCGGTCTGCTTGGCCTCGCCCTTGGTGGCGTAGGTTTCGGAGACGGTCTGCCGGAAGTTCGCGATCTCAGTGTTCAGGTTCGTCCCCGAGATGCGGATGGAGTCGGGGATGCCGTCGTTGTTCGAGTCGTAGTACTCGATGTACGCCGTTTCGTTGCCGATGCGCTGCGGGCGCGTGCTGGAAAAGTCGATGCTCTCGCCGAACTTCGTCACCAGGACGCTCTGTGCGTCATAGACGTATGTGCCATCGTTGGCAATCACCAGGAAGTAGCCGGAGTCGGTGGGAACCACGTGCAAGCCTGCGGGAACCGTCCCGCCGTGGCCGTCGCTGTACGCGTCCATCATGGCCACGTGGACTTGCAGCTCGTCCACGTCGGTTTCTAGCTGGTTCACCACGCCCTGAACCGTCGCGAGCGCCGTCACCGCGCCGTTCGCGGTCGTGGTGGCATCGGTCGCCGCCTGCTTCGCGGTCGCCGCGTCGGAGACGGCCTGCGCCGCGTTGTCCTTGGCGGTCTTCGCGTCGGCTTGCGCTTGCGTCGCCGCTGCTTTAGCGTTCGCCGCGTCGCTCACGGCCCCCTGGGCGGCGGTCTTGGCGGTGGCGGCGTCGGCCTTCGCTGCCGTCGCGTCAGCCTGGGCGCTCGCCGCCGCGATCCCGGCGGCGTCTGCGGCTTCGGCGGCAGTGTCCGCCCTATCGATTGCCACGAGCGCCGTCGCGTCGTCGGTCGTTGGGGCCGTGACGTTCGCGAACACCACGATGCGGTGGTTCACGATGTGGCACATGACGCGGTCGCCGTGGTGGACGCCGACCATCGCCGTGCACGGCGCGTGTTCCTCGCCGCCGTCCAGCAGCACGGTCGGGTTGCCGTCCTCGTCGAGCGCGATCCAGCCGTACTGGTCCCTGCTCGCCTTCTTGGCGATGCGCTGCTCCTGCCGCTGCGGCGCGGCGAGCATCGACGCCACGTCGGCGAGCGCGTTCCTAGGCATTCAGCGCCTCCTCGTACTCTATGTCGGTGTCCACCAGCGCGGCCGCGCCGCACTTGAGGACCTGCTTGACGATGCGCCCGTCGGCGCGGTACCCCATGCGCGTGTAGTCAAGGCGCACCGTGCGCCCCACAGCCGCGTCCGGCACGTAGGCGTGCGTGAAGCTCGCGGAGTGCGTCGCCCTGCCCTGCTCGGCGAGCAGCTTCTCGGCATGCGCCTGCACCTTCGCGAGCGTCACGGGCTCGTCGATCTCGGGGCTCGTGTCGCGCACGGCGTTCACGTAGCCGCGCGCGACGGTTGACCCCCGCGAGAGCGGGTCGTCGTTGACCGCCGTGCCGACGTGGCACACCATGTCGTCGCTGTACACGACCTCGACCTTGTTCGCGAGCTCGTAGTAGTCGGTCTCGTCGTCCACGTCGGGCGCGAGGATGCTCGGCAGTCCGTACGCCGCGTCGTCGAAGGTCCACGATGGCGATTCGTTGCCCGTCGGGTCGGGCACGAACAGCACGCGCCCCATGCCGTCGACCTCGACGTGCATCGCGGCCTTCGCGAGCACCGCCTCCAGGCAGTCGAGCCACGTGTCGTCGTCCTCGGCGGTCCACGCAGCCATGGACGCGTCGGACGCGGGATAGCTGCATGGCGCGGGGCACTTCTTCGCGATGGCCTCTGCCTGCGCGACCACCGTGCCCTGGGCCGTCCACCCTATCGGCGGGTAGTCGCTGTCGAGCTCGACGAGCGGCGAGTAGCCGACCGCCTTCCACGTGCGCGCGCGCCCGTCCATGCTCGTCCTGGGCGATTGCACGCGGAAGGTGGCCAGCGCTATCCGCTCTGACTCGACCGAGTGCCGCAAGTGCTGCGTGCAGACCATGTACGCGCGGTAGTATCCGTCCCGCAGCTGCTCGTAGGGCGTGAAGCTCGCCGAGTAGCGCAGGCCCTTGCCCTCGTACGTGATGGTGAGGTCGGTGAGGTCCTGGACCTTCTCGGCCTCCGCCCACGCGCCGTCGAGCCGCACGAGCTCGTAGGTGCGCTGCATGCCCTGCCGCCAGTCGATCGCCATGCTATGCCTCCGTGTATCCGACGTCGCCGCCGTAGTCGCCCATGATCCGCGAGATGGCGAACGACGCGCCGATGACGTCCGGGCCGTCCCACTTGAGCGTGGGGACCGCCCACGCCCAGAAGCCGAGGCCCGTCGGGTCGCGGTAGTAGCACCTCTCGCGAAGTCCCGCGAGCATGCGGATGCGCTCGATGGCGTCCGCGTCGTCGGTTGCCACAACGCGGGTGGACACGCTCGCCGTGCGCCCGAGCTGCGTTCCCGCGTAGAGCGTCGGGTCGTCGTTGCCGATGAACTCCGCGAGCTCCACGTCGGGGCTGTACTTCTCGTTCACTTCGATGTCGTACGGCATCTCGATGCGGCCGCTGCCGTCCCACGCGTCGCCGGGCGCGTAGCTGCGCAGGCCCGTGTCGAAGTCGAGGACCACGCTCTCGCAGTCCACGTAGCACTCCTCGTCCACGAAGCCGATCGAGCCGTCGGCGGCGCGCGCCGCGATGCGGTACGTGCAGTAGCCGAAGTTCGGGTGCTTGTCGATGACCTCCGCGCGCCCGTTGTTCTCCACCCCGTCCGCGACGAGCAGCGCCTGCCCGTCGTAGTCGATGCGGTACACCGACAGCTCCACGCCCTCGACGAGCGGGAACACGTCGTTGCCCGACTCGTCGGTGCCGATGGGCTCGGCGCTCAGGTCTCGGCATTCGGGGAAGATGTGCGCTATGTAGTCGTCGCTCGGGTCGGGCACGAACGCCTGCGGCATGGGCGCGTCGGCGTCCCACTGCGGCGTGAACGTCGCGGAGTCGTCGTCGGTCAGGCCGTGCGCGCTTATGGCGTCGAGCCTCGCCGTGTAGCTCACGCCGCGCACGAACGAGCTGTCCGCGAAGTCCAGCTCGACCGCCATCTCGCGCGGGTCGAAGCCGTCCTCGCCCGCCTGGAACGTGCCCTCGAAGGCCACGCTGCCAGCCGGCAGCACGCCCGCCGTGCCGTCTGGCAAGGTCATCTCGGCAGCCTCGTCGCTCGTCACGAGCAGGTGCCACAGGCGCACGTCGGCGCTCGCGAACAGTCCCATGCCGAGCGGTATGGTCGGCGGGTCGTCCACGCCGAGCGTTACCATGAGCGGCGCGTCGATGACGATGGAGGGCGATTCGGACCACTCGGACCACTCGCCCGTCGCGCCGAGCGTGCTGACGCGCAGCTTCACGGACGATTCCGCGCCGATGCCAGCGAGGGACACGACGAGGGTGGACAGGCCCGTGGAGCCTTCGGCCACATTCGCCCACTCGCCCGCCCCGACCTTGCGCGCGACCTCGTAGCCCATCTGCGAGCTGCCGTCGGTGTTGTTGTACGTCCACGAGAGCTGGACCTCGCCGCCCTGCGGCACGTACGCGGGCAGGCTGCCCAGCGTCGGCGGCGCGGGCTTCAGGCCGAGCGTGATGCGCGCGGGGGCCGTGAAGTCCGACTTGCCCTCGCCAGACGTCGCGCGCACGCAGAAGTACCACGTGCCCGCCGCGAGCGTGGACGTGTAGGTGGTCGCGCCGCCCGAAACGCTCACGCTCTCCACGCCCTCGGGCGGCTCGTCGAGCGTCATGTCGTCGGGCCTCGACGCCCAGCGCAGCTCGAACGCGTCGCCCGTGTAGTCCACCTTGTCCCAGGACGCCATGAAGGCGTTCGCCGAAAGCGACGAGACCGAAAGGTTCGCGGGCGTGCTCGGCGGCATCTCGAGGATTTCGGAGAACGCGCTGTACGCCGAGTAGACGCCGAGCACGGTGTTCTCCTGGCGCGCGTCCACGCGGTAGGCGTGGCCGCGCACAGCCGTGAAGACGTTCGCCACGTCCACGATGCCCGAGCTGTACGGGCCGTAGACCTTGCCGCCGAGGTGGTTGCCCCACGCGCCGTCCATGTAGACGCCGACGTGGACCTTGAGCGCGGTTCCCTCGTCGCTGTCCAGCTCGACCGTCACCTTGCCGTCGGTCCCGAGCGAGAGCACGGGCGCGGCGGGCGCGGTCGGCGTGGCCGCGTTGTCTGTCGCGACGCCGCCAGCGACGTGCGACGCGCTGCCGTTGTAGTAGTAGCGCGTCTCCTTGTTCGTCGTGTAGACGTAGTACGTGCGGCTCGCCGTCTTTTTCTTCTTCTTGTCGCCCTTCTTCACGTAGTAGTCGTGCGACTCGACCTTCTTCACGTGCGTCTGCCACTGGTACACGAAGGTCTTCGCCGTCGGCTTCACGTACACGTCCACCGCGATGGCGTCCTGCGGCACGTTGTAGCTGTCGGTGGTGGACGTTCCCACGTCCTGGTAGTCGCGCGACGCGGCGACCCACTTGCCGCCTCCCGTGGTGTTGATCTTGTAGTACCACTGGGTCTCGACCTTGGCCGTGTTCGCGGGGTTGCTCCACGTCGCGACGGCCATGCCGCTCGACAGCACGATGGAAAGCCCCGAGATGGTATTTCCCGCAGCCGTGTACGACGAGTACTTCTGCGCTATGGACTTGTTGTAGCCGGCCTTCTCTTTCTTCTTGTGCGTCCACTTTATCTTGGACTTGCTCGATGCGACCGCCATGCGCTACGCCACCGCCTTCCCGCCGCGCCGCCTGTCCTCCACCATCGTCTCGCCCAGCTCCATCAGCAGGTCGTAGAGCGCCGAGGACGGGCTGACGCTTATGTCGCCCACGTACACGTTCGGCCTGCCGTCCGATTGCCCGTCGTCCATGCCCAGCAGCTCGGGGAGCCTGTCGATGGGCATGATGGCCTCGGGGCCCGCCTCGCCGACGCCCACGGTGCCGCCCAGGATGGTCGGCTTCGTGAAGATCGCGCCCTTGGCGTACCAGTTCACACTGAAGCTCGGCAGGCTGCCTTTGCCGCCGATGCCGAACGGGGGCGAGCCGCCGTTCACGCTGATGTGCGGCAGCTGCAAATTGCTGAAAATCCTGCCGATGTTGAGCGGGAAGAACCCCTTTATCTTGTCGACGACGCTCTTCACCGTGTCGCGGGCCTTGCCAATCGGGTCGGAGATTGCGGACTTAATCGCGTTGAACGTGGACTTGACCGAGCCGATGACGGACTTGATGCCGTCTATCGCGCCCTTTATCGCGCCAGCCGCCGTCTTCACGGCGCCCGAAACGACGGGCCACACGGCCTGCGCGATGGACTTCACGCCGTTGAACACGGACGATACGACCGACTTCACCGTGGAGAGCACGGGGCCGACGACTGACTTCACCGTGCTCATCGCGCCGCGCACCGTCGCGGCCATCGCGGGGAAGTTCGCCTGGGCGTCGCCGAAGATGGCCGTGCACGCCTCGGAGAACAGGCCCGACACGGTGGACACCGCGTCGCCGACCGCGCTGGCGAGCTGCGACATGACGGGCGCGACCGCGTTGAACACGTCGGTCGCGATGGGAATCACGAACTGCTGGACGAACGACACGAGCATGTTGATGCGCTCTGAGAGGTACGTGACGGCCGCGCTTATGACGGACGCCACGCCGCCGATGATGGGCGCGGCCCCCTGGATGACGGGAACGAGGCCGTTGATGACGTTGCCGACCATCTGGCCGAAGCTCGTGACGTCCACCGTCGCGGTGCCGCCGAAAGCGTTGGAGATGGCCTGCCCGACGGCGTCGAACGCCACCTTGAAGCCCTCGAAGTCGATGGTGGACGTGAGGGCGTCCCCGAACGCGGACAGCTGCTCGTTGACCCATCCCATCGCCTCGGTCAGGCCGCCGAGCGCCGATGTGCCGAGCTGCGTGAAGCCGCGCAGCGCGGGCGTGATGGCGTCGGAAATCTTTATCTGCAGGCCCTCGAGCGCGCTCTGGAACGTGGTCACGTCGCCGCTGAGGTTATCGAGCTGGGTGTCGGCCATCTTCTGGGCCGCGCCAGCGCTCCCGTCGATTTTCTCGGACACCTCGTCCCAGCGCTCCGCGTTCGTGCCGAGCAGCGCGTTGAGCGACTTGAGGTCCACCTTGTTGAAGGCGGCGGAGAGAACCTTGGTCTTCTCCTCGACCGTCATGTCCTCCATGGCGACGTTCATGTCGCCGAAGATGTCCTTGAGCGAGCGCATCTTGCCCTCGGCGTCGTACGCGCTCACGCCCAGCTCGCCGAAGGTCTCGCTGAACTTCTTGTCGGACAGGCCGAGCAGGACGTTGCGCAGCGCCGTGCCGCCCTCGCTGCCCTTGATGCCGTTGTCGGCGAGCAGGCCGAGCGCCTGCGCCGCCTCGGTGGTGCCGCCGCTGAGGTTCTTGGCGGTGCCGCCGACGGTGAGCAGCGCGTCGCCGAGCTGCGATACGGACGTGTTCGTGGTGGACGACGCGGCCGCCATCTTGTCCACGAGCGCCGTGGTCTCGTCGAGCGACAATCCGAGCGCGGACTGCGTGTCCGTCACCATGTCCGACGCCTGCGCGAGGTCCATGTTGCCAGCCGCCGCGAGGTTGAGCACGTTCGGCAGCATCGCCATCGACGTCTGCGCGTCGTAGCCGGCGAGCGCCATGTAGTTGAGGGCGTCGGCCGACTGGGACGCGCTGAACTTTGTCGTCGCGCCCATCTGCTGCGCAAAGGCGCGCAAATCGCCTATCTGGTCGACCGTCGTGCCCATCGTGGCGGCTACCTGCGCCATGCTCGCGTCGAACTGCATGCCAGCCTGGACGGACTCCTTGCCGAAGCTGGCCACGCCAGCCGCGAGGCCGACCGCGCCGAGCATCTTGCCCGCCTTCGCGAGTCCCGCGCCCATCGCGCCGGCGAATCCCTGGGACGCCTTCGCGCCCGCGTCGTTGCCGCCCTTGGCGAGCGGGTCGACGACGGAGCGCACGACGGAATCGGACGTGCCGTCGCTCTTCGGGATGATGGTCACGAACGCGCGCGCGACCTCTGTTCCACCGCCTGCCATGTCCACCCCCCGTTATTTCGTGGTATGATTCGGAATGCAACAGGGCGGCTCCCACCTCGGGGGCCGCTCGCTTCGTCTAGCCGCCGTTCCACCAGGTGTCGAAGTCCTTGATGGGAATCGCGCCGCTCCCGATCGTCTGGCCCTTCTTGTCTCCGGGCCTCGGGTACGTCTTCGGCTTCCTGCCCTTCCTCGCGAGCGCCGCGCAGAACGCGTCGAAGAGGTCTGCGAGTATGGCGTTGGTCTTCATGGTCGTGGACCACTCGGCCAGCTCGCCGTCCGGGTCCTGCTCTCGCCTGAGCGCGGAATCCGCGGGCAGGTACTTCACGAACGAGACGAGCGCGACGATGCCCGCCGCGCCCATCTCCACGTACTCGGTAAGCGTCCGCCCCGTGCGCGTCATGAGGTCGTGCTCGAGCGCCTGCCCGTGCTCCTCGACGATGCGCGCGAGGCCGGCTATTCCCCCGCTTCAGCGCCCGACTTGGCGCTCTCCTCGGTCCACGCGGCGTAGATGGCGGACACGTCGCCGGCCGTCAGGGAGTCAACCGCGTCGCCGATGTAGCGGCGCAGCAACTCGACCTGGAACCTGAGAGCCTTCGTGCCGCCCGCGTCGGCCGCATCCTGCAGCTCGAGCAGGGTCTCCATCGGCATGCTCGCGGCGAGCGGCAGCTTGTAGACCGTCTCGTCGTCGCCGAGCGTGAACGCCATGAACTGCGGCGCGTCGTTGCCGAATTTGCGCATATGCGCCTCCTTACGCGCTCACCACGCCGTCGTCTGTCATGATGTAGATGCAGTTGCCCGAATCGTCGGGATAGGTGGACAGCGTCACCTGCCAGCCGACTGCCGCGTTGGCGGCGAACGTGACCTCGCCGACTTCCGTCACCTGGCCGTTGGGCACGAGCACGACGATGCGCGCGTTGCCGTCTTTCATGAGGAAGACCCACGACTGGGCTTTGGGCAGGAACGCGCCGAGCTCCACCATGACCTGCTTGCCGTGCGCGGTGGTGGCGTCCTGCGTCGTGATGTGGTCGGCCCCGAAGGCCACGCCGAGCGCGCCCTCGTTGGTAGAGATCATCGTCCACGAAAGCGTGCCGTCGAAGGACTCGAGCACCTTGCGCACGGTCGTGCCGCTCCAGTCCTTGATCTCGGTGGTGGACATGCTCGGCGCGAGCGTGAGGCCGTCCTCGCTCACGTACTCGTCGCCGACGAAGGCCTCGTTGAGCGTGACGGACGCCTTCGTGATGCTGGACAGGCTCGGCAGCGTCGTGCCGAGCGGCGCGTGCTTGATAGCGCCCGTGGTCTTCTGGTCGGGTGCGCCCACGCACACGTCGGAAGTAAAAGGCATGATGCCCTCCTTTTCGTCAGTCCGCGACGCGCACGCGCAACTCGGCGCTCACGGTCGCGAGGATTACGTTCTCATGTGATTGGTCTGGCTCTGCGCGCTGCAGGCGCAGCGAATCGACCGCGTACACGGGCTTGCCGCCGAGTTCGGAGCCTGGCAGCTCGCGGAGCCAGTTGGCCACTTCGAGCTGCAGGCCAGCCGCTTCGCCGTACGTGCGCGCCCTGCAGTCGAGGTCCACGCTGTAGACCGCCTGCGCGGCGTTGTCGTCCCATGCGCTGAGCATGTCAACGAGCACGTGCGGGTAGTCGAACCCAGCAGGCAGCGGCTTGGCGCACGCGTCGAAGCCCGCCCCGTTGAGCGCCGCCTGCAGCGCGTCCTCCACGTCGATGAACTCGCTCATCGGTGCACCGCCTTCCTCAGCGCCTTGTCCCGCTGCTGGTAGTAGGCACCGCTCGGCCCCGTGCTCGACACGAAGCCCATCGCGGTGAAGTTGCCTGGTTTCGGGTAGTAGCGGAACGGCTCGCCCGAGTAGCCCCCGCACGCTTCGTGCGCGATGCGGTTGCCCGCCTGGTCGACCTGCGCCTGCATGGCGTCGGACTTCCAGATTTCGAGGTAGCCCTTCGACAGGTGCTCGATGCGGATGCGCACTGCCATGGCTCAGCCCTCCCAGCGCCGCAACGTGCAGCGCGTCGTGGACACGCGGCCTGTCGGGGATTTCGAGTGGAAAACCTCGCCGTCCACCTCGTAGGTTCGGCCCTCCCAGCGGACGCGGTCGCCCGGGCGCACGTCCGCGTCGTAGCGGGCGCGCAGCGTGTAGGATTCGGACACGTTGACCACGCGCCCGTCGCGTTCCTGCTGCGTCGATGCCGCGGTCACCTGCACGCGCGTCAGCTCGTGCTCGGTCGCGTTGTCCCAGTCGTGCACGGTCGAGCCGCGCACGGTCATGACCGCTGGCCTGATGACGGTGGCCGTGTCCCTCATGAAGCTAAGCGGCATGGGCGACCACCAGCCTGTAGGGCGAGAGCGCCGCCCTCTGCTGCTCGGTCAGCGCGGCTGCGATTGACGCCGCGTCCGCGCTGTAGCTCACGGTCACGCCGTCGGCGGACTCGCTCCGCACGCCCGCGCTGTCGCCGATCGCAATCACGCCCTCGGCTATCGCGCGGACGGCCTCGGCGAGGTCGGGCACCGCCTCGGCGTCGTAGCCCGCCGTGTAGCTCACGCTCACGGCATTCCAGCCCGTCGGCCAGCACTTGAAGCACGCGCGACGCACGAGGCCGTCGCGCCTCCACTCGTACTCGCCGTCGGTCAGCTCGACGCCGTTCTCGGTCACCGACTCGACCGCCGTCACGGCGTTGGCGGGCAGCGCCGCGAGCCTCGGCTGCACGAGCAGCGGGACCGCCGTGCATTCCAGGTTCGGCGCGACGTGCCAGCCGCACGCGTTGCGCACGGCCTGCGAGGCCGCGTTCAGCGCCGAGACCGCCCGAAGGTCGCCCGAGTACTTCCCGCCCGTCATGTCGTCGAAGGCATCGACGGTCAGCAGGGGCGGGATGCTGCTGCCCTCGATCTCGTAGCCCCACGCGGTCAGCATGGGCTACTCCGCCTTCTTGGAAGCCGCGCGGCTGCGCGACTTGTTCGCGGCGGGTTTCTCCGCCTTGTTCGCCGCAGGCTTCGCGGCCTTCTCGACCGGCACGGCGTCTTCGGGCTGCTCGCCCTCGGCGAACTGCCACGTGAACCCGCGCCAGCGGTACTCCTTGAGCGCCATGTGCGCCTCCTATCGGTCATGCGGGCGGGCGCTTAGAAGCCACCCGCCCGCTCGCCTTGCGTTGACTAGCTCGTGGCGATGGTGATGTTGCAGAAGCAGGTCGGGCGCTTGACCGCGAGAATCTCGCGCGCCTCGGCGCGGACGGACACGAGGTTCTTCTCGAAGTCCACGTCGTTGGAGTTCGTGGAGTCCACGCGCACGCCGTCGACCTTGGAGACCAGCTCCGCGCCGCGGTTGAACGCACCCACGACGACGTGGTTGGCTGTGACGTTGGCGGACTTGACGAACGTCATCTCGAACAGCTTGCTGTACTCGGAATCGCCGAACGGCGAGCCTGCGTAGAAGCGGTTCTCTGCGTCGAGCGCGGAGCGCAGGCGCAGCCAGATGGCCGGGGTGACGACCACGGCGTCTGCCGGGATGTTCGTCGCGTCCTCGATGTCGGCGGCCGCCTTCAGGATGGCCTGGAAGAGCGCCACGTCGGTCGCGTTCGCCGCGACCGAGCCGGTAAGCAGTCCGCTCGTGCCGAGCAGGGTCGTGATTGCCTGCGCCTGGCGGTTGGCGTTGAGGTCGTCCACCAGGTCCTGGTTGATGGCGTCGACCATGTAGGGGGCATCGTCGAAGAGCTCTTCGGTGACCTTGATGAGGCCCGTGATCTTCTGCAGGGTCGCGGTCTTCGGCACGTAGGCGTAGGTGAGCTTGTTCTTGGTTGCGCCCTCGGCGGTGGTGTCGACCGTACCGGTGGTTCCGCTGTAGACGTTCCACGAGTACACGGGCTCGCTGATGGTCTTGCGCCCGAACAGGTCGAGCACGGTCAGCGGGGCTGCGACGCGGCGCACGGGCTCGCGGTCGAACTCGGTGGCTACCAGGCCCGTGGACGGCGTCGGGTCGCCGGCTGCCTTGAACGGGGTTGCGATGTAGCGGTTGTCGGCGGCCTCGTGCGACTTCTTGAACTCGACGAAGTGCTCGCCCAGGGACTTGGCCATGGCGGCTCCCTTCTCTGCGGTGTCGGAGGCGTCGGTGTCCTCCACGGTGGAGTTCAGGCCCTTGAGCAGTTCCTGGGCCTCGTTGGCGGCGTCGACCTTGGCCTGCGCGGCCTTGACGCCGTCGATGGCGGTGGACAGCTCGTCCGCGCCCTTCTCGCCGTTCTCGACGGCGGTCTTGACCTCGGCGAGAGACGCCTTGGCCTCGTTGAGCTGGTCGATGAGAGTCATCGGTAGCTCCTTTCAGTCAGAAGTTCGGATGCTTGCTGCAAGAGCGCGTCCACGTCCGCTCCCTTGGCTTCCGGCTCCTCCGCGTTGGCCCCGCGGGGCTCCTCCGCGTTGGCCTTGGCCTCGTCGGCTTCGGCTTCTGGCTCCTGCTCGTCGGACAGCTCGGACTCGAGCAGCCCGTTGACGATGGATTGGATTTCGGACAGCTTTCCGAGCACGCTCTTGAGCGCGTCGGCGTCCTTCTTGGAGTTGCGGCGTCCCGCCTTCAGGCCATTCGGCGCGACAGCGGTGATGGTCACTTCGGGCAGCGCGTCGCCGCTCAGCTTGTAGCCGATCTCTTGCACGAGGAACCCCGTGGCGTCCTCGATCGACTTGGCGATGGCGTCGTCCACCTCGCGCGCGTCGGCCACCCTGACGGTGGACGACTTGACCTCCACGACCGACGTGTCGGGGTTCGCGGGATACATGACCAGCGACACCTCGAACAGGTCGAGCTTGCGTAGCTCGTTGGCCTCGGTGCCGTCCTCGAGCGTGACGGTCCCCTGGTCCCGGATGCCGTATGCGAAGCTGAACTTGCACAGGCGTCCGTCGCTGGCCAGCTCGCGCGCTCGCTGGGCGCGCTCGGTGCCGTCGAACGTGGCCGTAAACTTCAGGCCGTGGTCGTCCTCCTCGAGGTCGGTCACGGTGCCGATGTAGCTCTTGAGGTCTCCACTGTCGTGGTTCCACAGCAGCGGCACCGCCTTGCCCTCGGCCTTGATGCGCTCGATTGAATCGGCGAACGCGCCCTTGGCGATGACGTCGCCGTAGCTGTCGGGCGTTCGAATCCACGTGGCCGCGTAGCCCGTGATGGACCCGTTGGCCGCGTCGGCCTTGACCTCGGCGGTCATTGTCTTGAGTTGCATGTCTCCCCCTTTCGCGGGCATGAAAAAAGCCCGCTCGCGGCGGGCTGGTTGCTGGTGCGCTCCTCGCGCTAGTCGTTCACGTACACTTCGAGCTGGCAGCGGCAGTTCGCCACCTCGCTCACGTCGAGCCTGTCGGCGTCTCCGGGCCACTGCGCGCCGTTGCTGAACAGCTCGTCGTACTGCACGGTCTCGCCGTTCATCTGCGCGTGGCTCCTGCGCGGGTTCGCGCTGCGCACGACCCACGTCTTCATGACGTTCTCGCCGCGCCGCCTGTTCTGGCGCACGCCCTCGAGCAGGCCCCAGGCCGCCGCGGACGCCGCGAACGCCCTGCCCGCCGTCTCGCTGCGGGTCTCGCGCGCGTGCTCGAAGACGCCCTCGGGCGTGGACGTAAGCGCTTCGCTGTCCTCGTCCCACTCGCCATCCTCGACGGCCTCGAGCTCGTCGTATGTGGCCTGGTTGACCATTTCGGCGCGCCGCTCGCACATCTTGCGGACGTAGGCGCGCGTGCGCTCCACGTCGTACTCGCGCTCGGCCTTCTCGGGCCAGAGCTTCGCGATGGCGTCCTCGCCGTGCTCCCTCGCGATCTCGAGCGCGATTGGCTCGAGGTCGTCGGCCAGCTCGCGGTTCCACCGCTCGGCGTCCCACCAGCTGGCGGATTTCGCACCCATCTTCGGGATGACGCTCTTGGCCTGCCGCTCGAAGAACGCGCGGTAGGCGTCCACCAGCGCGGTCGCCGCCTCGTCCGACGGCTCGCCCCTCGCCTTCCGCGAGGCGGGCGCGTCGGCTCCCTTGCGCCCCAGGATGCGGTCGGCCTCGTCGAGCATCGCCTCGAGCGAGTTGTAGCGCTCCACGGTCGGGTCGGTGTCGTGGCTCGAAGCCAGGCCGCCCTCCACGACGTTGAGCGGCACGATGAGCTGGTCCGCGCCGATTGCGGGGAGGTTGAGCTTCGCGCGCGCCTCGTCGCGCGTGAGGAACGGCGCGCCGACGGCCGATTGCAGAGCCTTCACCTGCTCCTCGAAGCTGCCCTCGGTCTTGATGGTGATATCGTAGTTCACGTAGTTCTCGGGCGGCTCGCCGACCATCTTGGCCAGCGTGTGGTTCATTCGGTCGGTCGCGAAGATGAGCGTCGGTGCCAGGCAGTCGTTGTAGAGGGCGCGCGCGTTGTCCTTGGCGCTCGCGTAGGTCTGGCCGCTGCCCGGCCACAGCAGCGCGGGGTTGAAGTGGTAGACCGCAGCCACGTCCTCGCGCGCCAGCTTCACGCTCTCGTACCACTGCGCATCGCGACTGTTGAACTGCACGGTCTTGATTTCCATGCCATCCTCGAGGATGGGCATGCCGCCGCCCTCGCTCGCGTCGCTTCCCGCCCAACTGGCCTTCCAGGTCTCCTTGAAGCGGTCGAAGGCCACGGCGCTCCACGGCTCGATGCTCGCGGGGCGCGTGAGGTAGGCGTTGAACCTGCCGCCGCGCCGCCACATCTGCCGCCTGAAGCGGTTGGACTCGACCTGCTCGTGCAGGGTCTCCTTGAGCGCGCCGATCCGGCTGCACTGGCGCATCGGGTCGTTCGGGTCATAGCCGTGCCAGAGCACGAACTTATCGGCCGTCACGTCCATGGCGGTGGACTTGCCCGTGCATATGGTGACGGACTCTGGCCTGAACGGGTTCGGGCCGTTGTAGCCGACAATCCAGCTGTTCGGCACGGGGCGCATCTCCCATCCGCTTGGCGTGTCGGCGCTCGGAAGCACGAGCATCAGGAACCGCTCGTAGAGCAGCAAATCGGAGTACATCCACCGCTTGAACTCGAACGGCGTCATGTCTGCGTTCGGGTACTCGAGCAGCAGTGCCAGCGGCGAGTCGAGCACGCGGGGCCTGTCGTCGTCGGCCGCGCGCGCGTGGACCTTCAGCGGCACCTGCGCCGCGTTGTCGGCCAGGAACGTGACAGCAGCGCGCAGGTTCGGCTGCGTGCGGTAGAGCTGCGCCGCGTCCATGTCGGCGACGCGCACGCCCAGGTCCATCCCGCCGCCGTAGACGTAGGCCACGTTCGGCGAGAACAGGCTGCGCAGGTTCTCGAAAAGCGCCATCGGTGACGCGCCCCCTTCCGTTTTCGGGCATTAAAAAAGCCGCCCATGCGGACGGCGGGTTTTTGGCGGTATGTCGTGGATTCGAACCACGGGAACGCGTTGGCGTTCACCTGTTTAGCAAACAGGCGCAATCGACCACTCTGCCAACATACCGAGAGTAAAAAGCCGCCCATGAGGACGGCCGGGTAAGTAAATCGTCTTACTGACTAGCTGCAAACGTTCGCCCAGACGCCCAGCAGCAGGCAGAAGCACGCCATCCCCATGAGGTATCCCGCGAGGTCGGCGCTGCCCGATGCCGCGCATGCGAGCGACACGATGATTAGAACGCACGCCACGACGGCGAGCGCGTAGGTGATTACGATTGCGGCTTTGTTCATAGCTCCACCCCGTACAGTTGCTTCGCCATCGCGATTAGCGGCTTCATCCATTCGCAGATGAATGTGTCATCGTCGCGGTAAAACACGTCGCATGAGCCGCCTCGAAGTCCGGCACGCTCGCTCGTGAACCGAATCGAGCCGTCGCACGACTTAACGATCATCCGCATGTTCGTCTTGCGCGCGACGCACGGGATACCCTGCTCGGCGCACTTTCGACGCACCTCGCCGAACGCATGCGCCGCGTGCTCCATAGTCTTGAACGCGGCGACAACGCGCTGCCCTTGGCTCATGTCGCGCACCAGCGCGTCCATGCTGTCGAAGCTCATACGACCAGCACGCCCCTCTCCTCGTAGGCGCTCGGGATGAGCGCGGGTTGTTCCGTCTCCGTCATCGTCGCGGCACCATGCGCCATGCACACGGCCACGAGCGGCGAAATGTCCTCCATGCTCTTGGCTCGGTCGAACGCCCAGGCGCCGTCCCCCATGGGGCGCGTCGCCGCGATGTTCGCCGCGAGGTCGAGCGCGGGCTGCGTGCGGTGCCGCAGCGGCGTGGCATCGCTGTCGGACTCCGCGTCGCATGCCGCGACGGCATCCCAGAGACGGCCACTCCATCCCGCCACGTCCTTGCCGCAGCACTCGACGACGCTCACGCCCTCGACGGCCGCGATGACGTCCATCAGGCTCGACACGGGCGCGCCGCGCGATTGCAGCGCGACCTTCATGCCCTCGGGGTAGTTCGGCGCTGCGTCGGCGAACCAACCTTGCAGCCAGTGCGTGCCGCCACGGTAGGCGGCGAGCTCGGCGTGCCATTGGCCGTCCGCGCGCTGGCCCACGACCGCGATGCTCGCGTGCGTGCGGTCGGCGCTCACGTCCACGCCCCACCAGAGCTGCGCGTCGGGCGCGATGTCTGATTTCTCGTCCTTGCCGGCGTCCCACGCGCCGATCGGGAAGGGCGGGTCCACGGTGCTCGTGACCCACTGGCAGAGGCATTCGGTCTTGAACACGTCGGCGGGGTCGTCGGCGCACGCGGCCTTCATGGTCGCGTACTCGATGGTGTAGCCCAGGCTCGGACTGCCCTGCGCCCACGCGCGCGGGTCGGTTATCTCCATGTCGGGCGCGGCGCTCCATTCGAAGAGGCCCAGCGCCGTGTCTTCCAGCGCGGCTTCCGAGTCGGCCAATAGCTCGGTATCTCCAAGTGCGGCCACGATGCCGTCCGGGTCTCCGAGCATGCGGTGCGCCCTGATGCGGAAGTGACGAAGCACCACCGACGAGCCGTCCCCGGCGTTGCTCATGCAGAGCAGCAGCGCGTTCTTGCGCGCCATGCCCGTCTTGGAGAGCGCCGCGTAGGCGTCCCATGTCTGATGCTCGCGAAGCTCGTCGAGCAGCACGAGGTCGGCGCTCTTGCCACGTCCTGCCTTGCGGTTGGCGGCCTTCACGCGGTAGTCCCTGCCGCCCGTGAGCTGCAAGCGCTTCGCGCCGTTGGTGAACCAGACATGCTTGATCTGCTCGGCCAGTTCCTCGTTGGCCTGCGCCATCTCCACGCACAACGCCCAGATGTCCTCTGCGTTCGCCACGTCCTGGGCGGTGCCGAGGATGAGCGCCACGCCGAGCTGGTACAGGAAGTACAGCGCGATGATGGTGCCGAGCGTGGTCTTGCCGCACTGCCTGCCAACCAGCAGGATGATGGTGCGGAACCGCAGCCGCCACGTGCCGTCTGGCAGGTCAATTATCTCGAAAGCGTGGATCAGGAACCAGCATTGCCACGGGTGCGGCTCGATTCGCAGCACTTCCCGCGAGAAGTCGATGATGTCGTAGCCCAGCGTCGTGTCGGGCGTCAACTCGCGGAGCGGAGGCGTGTAGATTCGCGGTTCGGTGCATCCGCGGACGTCACTCATTGGCTGCACGCCTCTGCGCCCACTTCGAATTGCCAACCATGCTCACGACCTGCGGCTTGACCGTCTTCTTGCCGGCATTGCCGAGCGCGTCCTTGAGCGCGTCGTACGCCTGCACGTAGCTCTTGAGCAGCTTCTCGTACTCCGAGAACGCGGGGTTCGCGCGGATGCCCGACTGCCCGCCGCCGTTGTCGTACGGGATGACGATGGATTCTCTGTCGAGGTCGGCGCGCGCCTCGGCGAGCTTGTGCCGCATGAACAGCACGTCGTTGGCGAGCGACATCACGTGCTCGCGCTCGTGCTCCGGCAGGCTCTCCGACAGCTCTGCGTAGGTGGCCATGCCGCCCTCCTTTCGCGCGCGCGATTATAGCTGGTCAGCTTCGTGTTCTCGATACCACCCAGTTCAAAAACCTTCGGGGATAATGAACAT